CCATCGAATTGATGGTCTCAGTTATTTTCTGAGTCGTCTCTGTGTGGCTCGTCATTGAGCCCTGTGTGAAGTTTGGGACCACGGGGACCGCCCGGGCACTTGCAGCAGTAAGAGAGACTGCCACCACACTTATCACAGTAGATGTGATTGTCTTTCCAAAATGGATGTTCACGGGGATTGTCCTCAATCAATTACCGTGATCTCTGATACAAATTGTCCGATTCCACTTGTTCCGGCGCCTCCTGCGGTGACTGTGAGGACTCCAGCAGAGGTGACAGTTCCAGCAAGGCTTCCAGCAGAACCTGCAGTGTAAGAAGTGGTGTTAGAAAAGTTAGGCACTGTACCTACCGTTGCAGCACTTTGGGGAACAGCATCACCTTGAGTATATGATTGACTAAAGGAGAATGCAGCTCCTGCTGTATCTTGAGTAGCAGCGATAGTACCTGGTGCATAGATACCAGAAGTGATAGTGCCAGCAGAAACAGTCCCTGCAGTATTACCATCAGTAGTATCTATATTAGATCCAGAGATACTAAATGTTGAGCCAATTCTAGTTGCTTGTGTTCTTGCTGCATCTACGGTCAGCTGAACACTAGAAGCGTGTTTGGATACTATACCACCAGCGTGTGCTGCTGATGTTGTCATCAATAACATTACGAGTGGAAGAATTTTATTCATAACGCTCATAGTTTGGACTGCTATTATTTAGATACTCTCACATTTCAACATTAAAACATTATGGGGATATCTAAATAGCTTGAAATTATTGGTTATAATGGCTAGGAATCAAATCACCAAGATTGACCTTATGTCAACCATCTACAAATGGAAAACTAGTTTATATGACCATGGAAAATCAAATTTATCAATTGAAGCCCAAACAGGGTATCATGAGGCGCTTAATGACATTCTTGAATATCTCAAACAGTTCGGACGTTAATAGTAACATTACGGATGTTACAAATTCACCTGCAGATTGGGAGGATTTTTGGTATAATGAGGATGGAAGAAATTAAACCTTCTCACTACGTAACAGAAGAAAAGTGTCAGGAGATGATTGATGCTGCTATTACTCAGCACAATCGTAATGCGTCTATGATTAGTATGATCCTAGGGATTATATTTTTCGCACTCTTTGCTGATGGATTCTTCAGAATAATTGGCATGATCCCTCCTTTCCTGGGGATCGATGTTAGTATCATCAAAGAAATTGTTCAGGAAGTTTTGGAAAAAATTCAATCATGAAAGTAGGTATTATTGGTCTGGGTCGCATGGGTGAGGGTATGTCTCGCCGCATGATGAAAGCAGACATCGAAGTTCACGGTTATAGGAGAAACTATGCTAAAGCTCAAGAACAATTTGAAAAGGGTTATATCAGTGGATGTACCACTTCTATTGAAACTCTTGTTCAAGTAGTAAAATTTAAGGAGGTTATCTACGGAGAAAAATCTGGAGAAACAATCCACACAGAACAACCAGGTGTTTTCATGATGGTTGTCCCAGCAGAACTTGTACAGGAGACTTTAGATGAGCTACTACAGTTTTGTAGCGAGGGAGATATTATTATTGATCATGGCAATAGCAATTTTAAAGACAGTCGGAAGAGAGCCGAGTACTGTGCAAAATTGGGCATCGCATATCTTGACTGTGGCACTAGTGGTGGTGTCTATGGTTTGGATCGTGGATACTGTCTTATGGTTGGTGGCGGAGGTACTGCAGTCGATGCTTGCCGCTCAATCTTTGATGCACTCTCTCCAGGCATCAATGCTGCACCAAGAACAGGTGACAAAGATTATGTGTGGTATCCAGAAGAATATGGATGGATGCACTGTGGTGGACCAGGTGCGGGTCATTTTGTAAAGATGGTCCACAACGGTATTGAATATGGTATCATGCAAGCATATGCAGAAGGTTTTAATATTCTTCATGAGGCAAATGCAGGAAGAGCTTATGTTGCTGAAGGTGATGCCGAAGTGGCTCCCATGGAACACCCCGAAGATTATTGTTACGATATTGATGTATCTAAGGTTGCTGAGTTATGGCGTAGGGGTTCTGTTGTTGGTAGCTGGTTACTTGACCTTACCGCTGATGTTTTACGGAGCGATCGAGAGCTTAGCAAGTTCGATGGGGGAGTATCAGATAGTGGTGAGGGTCGTTGGACTGTTCACGCTGCTGTGGATCTCGGTGTTCCAGCCCCTGTTATTTCTTCTGCTCTCTATGAACGTTTCGGATCTAGGAGATTAGGGAAATTTGCAAACAAAATTTTGAACGGAATGCGTGCTATGTTTGGTGGTCATGACGTTCGCTGATGTCCTTTTTTGGGGAGCAATACCGTTTGTACTTTCCACAGTATATTTCGGGTTACGAAAAGGTGAAAATGTCTACTATGAATCGGAGGATTATGACGGAAATGGAACTGCCCATTAGTAAACGTATAGTTATCTTTGGTGCTACTGGAGATCTATGCAGGAGAAAATTAATTCCAGCACTATATCAATTATGGTGTAAACATCTACTACCACAAAGTCTTTTAATTGTAGGTGCTTCTAGAAGAGAAATTGAAAGACAAACCTGGATAGATTCATTAGGAGAATATGCAGAGGAGTTTACACACTGGTTAGACTTTGTGTCTTGTGATTTATCTTGTCCAGAAAGTCTAATGAAACTGCATGATAAAAGTGCAGATACAACTTATTTTTTATCAGTTCCGCCTAATACATATGCGGATGCAATTACTAATCTTAAATCAGCAGGATTCTTAGATGACCCAGAAAGATCGCGTGTTGTTATTGAAAAACCCTTTGGGTACGATCTTAAATCTGCTGATCATCTACAGCATGTGGTGGAGCGAAATCTACGCGAGAAACAAGTCTATCGCATTGATCATTATCTCGGTAAAGATACTGTTAATAATATCCTTACCACCCGTTTTAGCAATACTTTACTGGAACCACTTTGGAACCGGCAGTACATAGATGAGGTTCAGATCTTCGCTACCGAAACTATAGGGTGTGAAGGTCGTTCACAATACTATGATGGTTCGGGTGTCGTTAGAGACATGTTACAGAACCATATGCTACAGGTTCTTGCATTGATTGCTATGGAAGCGCCATGTAGGATGAATGCTACAGAGATTCGTAGAGAGAAAACAAAAGTTCTTGCTGCAACTAGATTAGGACACAAAGTAGTTTTTGGACAGTACGATGATTACAAATCTGAGGAAGGTGTTGATCCTGACAGTCACACTGCTACCTATATTGCTGGTGACTTATATATCGATAACTGGCGTTGGGAGGGAGTTCCTTTTCACTTTATGAGTGGAAAGAAAATGCCTTATCAATGTGTTGAGGTAGTTATTAAACTTAAAGCACCACCACAACAATTGTTTGATGGTCATGAATATAATGACCGTATTGTAATGAGATTACAACCACATCCACACTTTGATATTAGAATTAATATGAAAGCACCTGGATTTAAAAATGATGTTGAGACTGCAACTCTCACTCATCGATATCCAGATTGGTTAGGTGTCGATGGTTATGAAAAACTTCTATATGATGCTCTTTATAATGACCAGTCACACTTTGTTCATTCAGAAGAAGTTCTAGAATCTTGGAGGATTGTCGATGATTTACTTTGCACTGGGGATAATTGCCCCATACGTACTACTCCTTATGTCTATCGTCCTGGTTCCTGGGGACCATGGCACAAAACAGATGAAATAACTAAATGGGATTTTCCAGCATGAGTTCTTTATTTGTATTCACATTTATATTACTCCTCGTCTCGGTGATGGAGTACACATGGCCTATCAAAAACAGAAGGTAGCAATGCATTTCATTCAACTATTTGTTCGACATACCATGGAGAATCCATATTCTCTAGGACTGCTGTCTTTACTACTAATTGTAGTTCCTATCATAGGAATGGACCTAGTTCATAAATACGGCTGGGAGCATTGGGAACCTTTTACGAGGAAACATGAATGAATCCAATAATTTTAATTGGTTGTTTATCGCCGATAGTTATAATCTTTATTGTGATGAAGATTGCTGTTTGGATGTCTGCTGTAAATACTGAGGCGGATTATGTCAGAAAAGAACCTTTACGAAAACGAGGACCCTACGTGGCAAATCCATATGCAGATGTTGACGAAGAGGAAGAAGAATATGGAGATCGCACAGATTATAGATGAGGTTTTGTATAAATATTATACAATTGAAAATGGAAAACCTGTACCCGATTGGAAAGTGTGTAGGGATCCAGATTGGTGGAAAGAGTACCTAATCAGTCTAGGAATAGACCCTAAGAATCCATGACAGAAGATGGCGAATCGCCGAAAGACTACACATATAATTTTACAATAGAGGATGTACATCTTCTATATACCTGTGTCGCTAACAGATTAGAGACATGGGCTGGTGGACATCCAACAGAACAAGAACATTTAATTCATTTAAAAAACGAACTATATAAAGGTGTATTAGATTTTAAATTTAATCATCTATGAATTTATTATTGCGTCCTTTAGAAAACGCGAATGATCCTGTATGGAGTGTAATAATTTTACTTATTATTCTCCTGATGGGAGTGACATATTACATCGTATATATAATGCGTATGGCTTTTAAAGAATTGGAAAATGACGGATCAGATCAACACCAAAGACGCGAGTCAGGACCAAGCGATAGCCCTCCTGACACACAGGATTGAAGATATCGAAAAAATGGCTGAAGAACTCCGTGATCGTGTTCGTAAATTAGAACGCTGGGTCTGGGGTGCTGGCGCCGTCATCACTGCCGCCATTACACTAATAGGAATAGTTACTGCAGCTGATGCAGAGGAGATCAATTATGGGCGCAATGGTTCCACCGAGTCGGAAATCGTGTTACAATTTCCGAGTAGTAGAGATTAATCGAGTTCTTGATGGAGACACTATTGATGTCACTATTGACCTCGGATTTGATCTTTATAAAAAGGAAAGAGTACGAGTTGCTGGGGTTGATACTCCAGAAAAAAGAACTAAAAATCTAGAGGAGAAAGCTCTTGGAATCGACGCAACCAACTGGCTCAAAGAGAAACTGGAGGGTGCTATCTCTGGTGACGATGAGTTGTCTGTTAGGACTGAACTTGTTGGTGGCGTGGGCAAATATGGCCGTCTTCTTGGGTGGTTATACATTGGGGATGCAGAGTTGTCCCTCAATGAACAAATGATCACCGAAGGATATGCTCACGCATATGATGGTGGCACAAAAGATATGAATCTTGAAAAATTACGTGAAATCCGCCGTGCTCATGGCACGTTAGTAGAATGAAACAACGAATGCTAAAAGCTCTTAAAGCAAACGCTTTGGGACAAATCGAAAAACATAAAGTAAACATCGAAATCTATATGCATAATGCTGTAGGTATTGGTGAACATTCAGACGTTATGGCTGCAGTGGAATCTGAGATTGATAAAATATCTCATTTTCATGACCAACTAGAAGTAATTGAAAAATATTTGGAGTGATAGTGATACATAATGTAGTTGCACAACTACTCGTATGAAGTTCTTTTTTGCACTACTCGCTACACTTTTTCTTGCTGCTCCAGCGTGGGCAGTTGACGTTACAATGGGATCAAATGGTAATTTAGTATTTGAACCAAATGACATTACAATTTCGGCTGGAGAAACTGTTCATTTCGTTAATGGTATGCTCCCACCCCACAATATCATTGTGGAAGGACGTGCTGATTTATCAAGAGAAGCATTGATGTTTTCTCCTGGAGAATCACAAGACATTAAGTTTGCAGATGCAGGAGATTACGATTTCTTCTGTGGACCACATCAGGGTGCAGGCATGGTAGGGACGGTACATGTAGAATGAAACAAATCAACATTGTTGTTTTAAACTTCACTGTTGCAATACTTGATTTCTTATATCAAGGAAGAGATTATCCACGCTTCTGGGTGCTTGAAACTATTGCTAGAGCACCCTACTTCGCTTTCTTGAGTGTATTGCATTTCAGAGAAAGTTTAGGATTGAGAGGTCCAGAACACATTTACTTGATGAAGGAACACTTCTATCAATCAATAAATGAAACTGAGCACCTAGAATATATGGAAAGTAGAAATGGTAATCGTTATTGGATTGATCGTTTTATCGCCAAACACCTTGTTCTTATCTATTACTGGATTAATGTAGTATATTATTTAATATTACCTCGCTATGCATATCACCTTTCATATGAAGTAGAAGTTCATGCATCATTAACATATGCAAAGTATCTTTCTACACATGGTGGTGGTGATGACTTTGACAAAATTACAGAAATTATGAATGATGAGGTACAACATTTTCAAGAGCTGAAAGACGCTATGGAAATGCTAGCAATCTCTTGACATTCCGCCCCAGACCTCCTATAATATGGAGGTCCACCCATTGGAAAGGTGGTCGAGTGGTTTATGGCACTGGTCTTGAAAACCAGCGATGTGAAAGCATCCGTGGGTTCAAATCCCACCCTTTCCGTGTCCTTCGACTGATTTCAAATGAAAATCAATCTATGGTATTCTCAATCTCAACGTCAGTGGAGATGGTCATTATGTGACGACAGTGACGCTATGAGACAAGAATCTGGTCAACGACCATTCCTTCGAGATGCTATGAACGACGTTGCAGATACTGTAGAATATATGCTACAGTGTAAACAACCCGAATGAAGGGTTCCTCTTTGAGGATACAAATTTTATGAGGATTATGATTAAATCAATTATTGGAATGAGCATTCTTGCTGCATCAGTTGCTATTACGCCTAATGCAGAAAAGCATGTTTCGACATCTCAATCAGAACCAATTGAAATTCCACAGGTTGCATATAAGCCTGTTTGGACGTGTCCTGATTGCACACCAGAAGAAAAATATGTTCTTGAACAACTTCAAGAACATACACGTATTACGGATAGAAATGCCCTGGCGACAATTTTGGGAAATATTAAACAGGAAAGTCTTTTCATTCCCAACATATGCGAGGGAGGGGCTAGAGTTTCTTACAACAATTGCCATAGTGGTGGTTATGGGCTTATTCAGTGGACCTCAGTAGGACGCTATAATAATCTCGGTAAGTTCTGTGTTAAGTACAACTGCGATCCGAGTAGTCTTGAGGGACAAACTCGTTACATGATCAACGAAAATATCTTCCAACGTTATCTTCCAGAGTTTGAAGGTAGTGGAAAAACAGTTAGACAGTATATGGTTCCTGCTTATTATTGGTTGGGGTGGGGTATTAAAGGAAACAGAGAAATTTACTCGTATGACTACACAAAGAAATTGGTGTTGACATGATTAACGACTGGCGTTATAGTGATCAAAAAATGAAAACAAGACAACAAGCTTATTCTATTCTTCTTGCTCGTTATGGGTCACAATTAAACCCAGATGGTAGTCCCATATATAATATGAAGTCAATCACAGAGTGTGCTCATGATTGGGTTTCGCAAGGAAATGTTAGATGTGATGGTATTGTAAAATACTTTGAAGCTTATTACACATGACAAATTCTTCTAAATGGGAATTTGGTGGTCTTGACAGACACCCTGTTAATGTGTTAAGGTTAATCAGTGAACTTGAGGGGTCTTCACAACTCCTCAAGTACATGGGTTTCAAAGAAGACATGGAAACCATCAATGAGATAAAGAAAAGGTATTACAAACTTTACTTTAAACTCAACAAAGAACTTAAGACTCAGTAGCTCAGCTGGATAGAGCAACTGCCTTCTAAGCAGTCGGTCGTAGGTTCAAATCCTACCTGAGTCGCTAATGGGACTGGAATGCATCCCGGCTCACATCTCCGAGAGAAAAAAGAATCGGAACACCAACCCATGTGAGAGAGAGGTGGGATCCCTCTTGAGCCTCCCCTGCTGACGAGCAGGGGATATTTTTATTCCTCTATAGCTCAGTTGGTAGAGCAGGTGACTGTTAATCACCCTGTCCCTGGTTCGAGTCCAGGTGGAGGAGTCCGCTCGAATAGCTCAGCGGTAGAGCACCTCGTTTACACCGAGGCTGTCGGGGGTTCGATCCCCTCTTCGAGCATTAGTATCATACATACTATGAACAAAGAAAAAATTAAAGACAATCTACACGAAATCCACCTAGAACTAGCCTATTTGAGAGCTATGGTAGAAAATGTTAGTAATCAGATGCAAGAATTGCGGGATGCAATTGGAGAGTCATCCAACCAAAACCAGAAGTTGCCGGTGCCCCAACCATACGAGCATCCGTGGTACAAATATAAGCGGGAACAACTTGTCGTTAGTGGAAATAGTCAGCGGGACGACTCCAAAAAAGAAGAAATCTCAATCAATCTTTAGCGAACAAGATCTTTTGTATCAAGAGAACAGACGCAAAAGAAAAATTAGAAAAATAGACTTTGAAGAACGGTAAATCAAATCTATAGAGAGTGTTAAATATGAACAGGTTCTGAAGAACTTTTGTTATAATACTCACACAAACGGAGACACCCATGATCAACTTAGATGAACGCTACCATTCTTATCTTTCAGGACAAAAGAAGTTTCGTATCGATGATATTGAAGAATCTGTGAAAGGATATGGATATGAATGTGATGGTTCATCCATAGTTGGTTATTACGTGTTGACAGAGAACCACAAATTATACTATAATCTCAACGAGCAATTCAATCGAATGGAGAAACTTAAATGAAAATCTTTCTTGATACAGCAGACTACAGAGAGATCAAAGATCGTTATGAAACAGGATTGGTAGATGGTATTACTACCAATCCTACACTAGTACGTAAGTCGGGTGTAAATTATTTTGAATTTATCAGTCGTTTATCTCACGACTTCTCTTTCGAGAGTATTTCTGCTGAGGTTGATGGACAGACTGCTGATGATATGTTGCAAAATGCTCAAGAATATATTGCAATTGGTTCTGAAGTTACCATCAAACTTCCTTTGACAAAAGAGGGTCTTATTGCTTGTAAGATTCTTTCTGAACAGGGTGTAAAGACTAACGTTACTCTTTGTTTCTCTGCTGCACAAGCAGTTATGACTGCAAAAGCAGGTGCTACATATATTTCTCCTTTCGTAGGTCGCATGAATGACAACTCCTTGAGTGGTGTTGAACTTGTACGTGCTATCTCTGGTCTGTATTGTGCTCAAGGAGTTAAAACAAAAATTCTTGCTGCATCACTTCGAGATGTACATCATGTTTCTAGGTGTCTGATGTATGGTGCTGGTGTTGTGACACTACCAACCAAAGTTTTTGATAAGATGTATAACCACGTTCTGACTGATGCAGGACTTGCTATCTTTGAAGAAGACTTCAAAAATATTACTTGACAAGTGTTTGTCCCTACACTATAATAAGGGACAGTTCACCGGGGTGTAGCGCAGTTTGGTAGCGCGCCTGCTTTGGGAGCAGGATGTCGCAGGTTCAAATCCTGTCACCCCGATTTTTCATCTTAAAAATATGGAAGTATTCACGATTCAAGAATGGGAAGAAAACTTCGACGAACTTTTTAAGAGAGTTGAGGATGGAGAAACGATAGGTATCCTAAGGGAAGATGGTCAAGCAGCAGTAATGATGCCAGCGGATGATGAACTCATACGCATATACACAGATCATGAAGAAGCTTCCTAAGGGACCGTCGCCTATCGGTTAAGGCCCACTGCTTATAACGGTGTGAACTGGGTTCAACTCCCAGCGGTCCTATTGGGGGATTAGCAATCTGGTGAATGCACCGAACTCATAATTCGGCTAAGGTGGGTTCGATCCCCTCATCCCCCATCAACTAAATATTTTTAGTTGTATGCCATTCTAGCTCAGCTGGTAGAGCAGGGCTTTTGTAAAGCTCAGGTCGCAGGTTCAAGTCCTGTGAATGGCTTAGTCTCGGAAAGACTCTAAAAGTGCCCTGGTCGGTGAAGGTCCCCCTTCAATCCCGAAGTCATGGAGAGACTTAAACAACCCTGGTGCGGATGGGATTACTCCCGCCCAGTTTCTTGCTTCTGGTAAAAAGTAAGTGGTGGATCCAAAAGACCCCTTCCGTGTGGTTGATTCCTATTTGCAACTAAACTAAATAGGTGGCGAGCCTGCTCTGGGGGATGACCTCCCCCTCCTCGCACGTATGGCGGAATTGGTAGACGCGCTGGGTTTAGGTTCCAGTGGGGTATCCCGTGAAGGTTCAAGTCCTTTTACGTGCATTAACAACTAAGAGAAAATTATGAACAAATTATTACTTGCTTTGATTTTAGCTGCCGCACCAGTTGCAGCTGCTCCTTCTAAGGGGTACTTTACGATGGATGCTATGGGGTGCATGCTGTTACGAGAATGTACCGAAGATGTTAAACGAGTCAGAAGTATTCAAGATATTAAAAACCATTATCCCGATAGTGATTATAGTAGCGTTGCTGCTGAGTTTAATGACATCATCGAGTCTTTTGATCGGATCGGAGTTGGTGTCTTTTTAGCAGATACAAAATACTTCCCTCCAGGTCATCGTGGAGTCTATCATACAGTAGGAAATAACTTCTTTTTGAATAGTGCATTTATGCATCGTCAGAGCACGCTCATGTCCGTTACAAGACACGAAGGATGGCATGCTGCCCAGGATTGTATGGCTGGGACAATTGATAACAGTTTTATTGCTATTATTAAATCTGAAGAATCTGTTCCTATGTTGTGGAGAACAATGGCAGAACGTACATATCCAAAGTCTGCTGTCCCTTGGGAAGCAGAAGCAGGTTGGGCAGGACGCACTGAAGGTATGACTGCTAA